TGGTATCTACCATTAATTGAGGTAGAGAAGGAAGTAATCAAATTAAAATGTGAAGGTTACAATGGTCGATACTGGTATCAAGTGATGCAAGAATTAGATGACAGAGGGTTTGATATAGCACAGAAAAAAGCAAAAGGTGCTTACTATAAATTTAGAAATGATATTCATCCCTTTGTTATTCACTTGATTTGAGGGGACAAAATTGACAAAAAAAGACTCGAAATTGGCAAAAAAAGGAACTTCAACCTCTATTTTCGGTGCTATACTTGTATTATGAACAATTCGGCAGAACACAAAATTGTAAGTCTCGGTGAACAAAAAGTGCTGAAATTGTTTGTAGCTGAGCGAGCAGCTAATTAAATCTCGATACTGTAGGAACTCTTTACGGGTTCAGACGTTGCTGGACGGTAAAACCAGTGGTTGGAATTTAGCTCAGTTGGTAGAGCCGAGGACGGTAAATCCTCGTGAAAAGTCGGTTCGAGTCCGTAAACGTGAGGTCACGCTTAGCGCAGGTTCAAGTCCTGCAGTTCCAATTAGGTATGTATATCGCACATTCATGTTAAGTGTTTACGACGATATATTATGCCAAGTCCATAGTAAGGCAGTCACGACTTCAGTGATATTGTTTACAACATTGGGCGCTTTTTGTTGTCTATCTCGTTATAGACTTAGCTGATTAATCTATCGACATTCTAGAACGTCATAAGGTTACAGCGTAGCAAGCATGGTACGGAAACGTAGGCGCTTAGGGTTCGATTCCCTAACTTGCTATAGCAGGTACTTACAGGGAGTGCCTGACTCTAGAAAATACTTATAAACACTATCCTGTTAAGGCTGTCAGAAATGGCGGCTTTTTATATTGATGAAAGGAGACTTATGCCAATATTAGAAAATGCAAGACACGAAAAATTTGTTCAAAGCCTGATTGCTGGCATGAGTCAACGAGTTTCTTATCGTGAAGCGTTCCCTAAGGCTAAAAGATGGAAGGACAATACTGTTGATAGTAGAGCTAGCGAATTATTAAAAGTTAGTGAGGTTTTGGGTAGGTATAAAGAACTTCAAGAAGAAGCTCAAGATGCTGCGATTATGACACGTAAAGAGCGAATGGTAGCTTTATCGAACATAGCACAAAACGCTGAAAAAGAAGCTGATATGATTAAAGCAATTGATACTCTCAATAAAATGGATGGCGATTATACAAGCAAAGTTGAGTTATCTGGATCAGTCAAAACCAATCCTTTTGTAGACTTATCAACCGAAGAGCTTAGAAAGTTGGCGAGTCGTGATGGATAAAATAGTGCTAGGAGCTAAAATTGAGCTGTCTAAGCGCTTTTTCTTTGATTACTGTAATCTCATCATGCCAAGCTTTTATAAACGAGATAGGGCTTATTTAGTGACGATGTGTGAAGAGTTTCAGTCATTTCTAAATGATGATGAACATGATGTTTTAGTTTTAAATCTTCCACCACGTCACGGAAAGTCTCTCACGCTTGGTAAGTTTGTAGAGTGGGTGCTTGGTAATGACCACACGAAGAAAATTATGACTGGGTCATATAACGAAACCTTATCTACAGTCTTTTCTAAAAATGTTCGTAATACGCTTCAAGAAGAAAAAGCAGATGAGAACAAAATCGTTTACTCCGATATTTTCGATGCTGCAATCAAGTATGGAGATGCTGCGAAAAATCTTTGGAGTTTATCAGACGGCTATAACAACTATCTGGCAACTTCTCCGACAGGTACTGCAACAGGTTTCGGTGCTGACATTATTATTATTGATGATGTTATTAAGAATGCTGAGGAAGCTAACAATGCGACTGTCTTAGAAAAACACTGGGAATGGTTTGTTAATACCATGCTTTCACGTTTGGAATCAGGCGGAAAGATTATTATCAATATGACTCGTTGGCATAGTGAAGATTTAGCCGGACGAGCTTTGCGTGAACTGCCTAAGAATGGCTATCGAGTAAAGCATATTAATTTTAAGGCTTTCAATGAACAAACGAATGAAATGCTTTGTGATGATGTTCTGACACTTGAAGATTATAAGCGCAAGGTAAAAACAATGGGTGCTGATATTGCCAGCGCCAACTACCAACAAGAGCCGATTGATGTCAAAGGTCGATTATATAGTGAGTTCCAAACCTACAATGCTCGTTCAGAGTACAAAAAGATTTGGAATTACTGCGATACTGCAGATACTGGGAAAGACTATCTCTGTTCAATTGTATGGGGAGAAACCTCAGACGGTTTTGCGGATGTGTTGGATATTATTTACACTCAAAAGCCGATGGAATACACAGAAAATGCTGTAGCAAATCAATTAATTAACAACAGAGTAAATGCTTCAAGAATCGAGCGCAACAATGGCGGTCGGTCTTTTGCTCGTTCTGTCAGGGATAAGATTCAAGGCAAAGTTGCTTGTGCTGTAGAAGATTTCTTCCAAGGAAATAATAAAGAAGCCCGAATTTATTCCAATAGTTACTGGATAGAACAGCACGTTCGCTTTCCTGATGACTGGCGGACTCGTTTCCCGGAATACTATCAAGCAATGACAACTTATCAGCGTGAGGGTAAAAATAAACACGATGATGCGCCGGATGCAACAACGGGTATTGCTGAATCTATGAATGGTAAGCAAAAAGCCAAATTAAAATCATTCCAAGGAGGATTATAGTTGGACATTAAACCAATTAAACTCATGACTTTTTCAAAAGATGGAGAAATTACTCCTGAGGTGGTGAAAGAGTTTATAGAAAAACATAAAGAAGAAATTGCACGCTATCAGTATTTAATAAATATGTATAAAGGCATTATGGATATCGCTTCTCAGAAAAAGAAGGATGATTGGAAGCCTGACAACCGCTTAGCTGTGAATTTTCCAAAATATATTGTTGATACTTTTACAGGTTATTTTAATGGGATACCTGTTAAGAAATCACATAAAGATTCTAAAGTGCTAGAAAAGCTGCAGTCATTTGATAATTTAAATGATATGGAAGATGAAGAATCAGAACTTGCTAAGGTGGCATGTATTTATGGCCGGGCTTATGAGTTACTTTATCAAGATGAAGCTACACAAACAAACGTTATTTATAACACTCCTGAAAATATGTTTATGGTATATGATGACTCAATCAAAGAAGAACCTTTGTTTGCGGTGAGATATGGTATTGATGATGACGGAAAAATTCAAGGAGAAGTTTATACATTACTTGAGACGATTGAAATTAATGGGGAGGCTAGCGATTTAAGTTTTGGAGATAGAACTTACAATCCTTATCCAGATCTTCCTGTGGTTGAATTTTATTTTAACGAAGAGAGAATGAGTATCTTTGAATCTGTAATTTCTCTAGTTAACGCTTTTAACAAAGCTATTAGTGAGAAAGCAAATGATGTGGAATATTTTAGTGACCAATACATGGCTTTTCTTGGCGCTGAGGTAGACATAGAAGATTTAAAAAATATCCGAAGCAACCGAGTCATTAATTACTATGCACGAGATCCTGAAGGAGCAAATAAGGTTGACGTTAAGTTTCTTGAAAAGCCTGATAGTGATGCTCAAACAGAAAATTTATTGGATCGATTAGAAAAATTAGTTTTCCTTACAAGTATGGTTGCAAATATCTCAGATGAATCTTTTGGCTCATCAAGCGGTGTTGCATTGGCTTATAAGCTGCAAGCTATGAGTAATCTTGCTTTATCTTTTCAACGTAAATTTCAATCTTCACTCAATAAGCGTTATAAATTATTTTGTAGTCTAACGACTAATGAAGCTGGGAAAGACTCATGGAAAGATATTGAGTATTCCTTTACACGTAACGAGCCTAAGGATATCAAAGAACAAGCTGAGACAGCTACACTGCTTATGGGAGTGACGAGTGAACAAACTGCTTTAAGTGTTTTGTCTGTTGTTCCTGATGTAAAGACAGAAATAGAACGAATTAATAAAGAAAAAGCTGATAATCCAGTGTTTGATACCGATAAAAAAGTGACGGAGGCAAGTGATGAGCAAATTTAAAGTGGAAACCATTGTTAAGCAGCGTTTAATCTATAAATTAAGTATTTTAAAGATTAGAATTGTATCACTTTTCAACAAACAATTGGCAGCAAAAATGATAGAAAAACTTATAGAAGATATTGGGATAAATTTCAAAAAATACTTTCACTGTAAGGTCAAATCATAAAGGAGCAATTTATGAAAACTCCTGATTATTGGATTAAACGTGAGCAATCATGGCAAGCGGAGCAAATCAAAGATGATACCAAACGCATGAAACAAATCATGGATAAGCTATTTGAATCTCAAGAAGCCATTCAAAAAGAAATCAATGCCAACTGGCAGAACTTTGCGAATAGTCAAGGAATTTCTATTAGTGAAGCCATGAAACGTGCGGATAAAATGGATGTCAAAGCATTCGCCGATAAAGCTAAGAAATACGTAGAAGAAAAAGACTTTTCACATCAAGCAAATCAAGTGTTGAAACTTTATAACTTGACTATGAGAGTGAATCGTTTAGAGCTTCTGAAAGCAAATATTGGCTTGGAATTGATTGCTGTATTTGACGATTTGGACAAATATTTCTCAAAGAATTTGACTGGCGCAGCTCTCACAGAATTTGAAAGACAAGCCGGAATTCTTGGTTTAAGCGTTCCTAAAGGTGGGTATACAAGCTTAATTGAATCAGTTCTTAATAGCAGTTATAAAGCCGAAGGATTTGCCAGTTTTTCTGACAAACTTTGGCAGTATCAATTTGAATTGAAAGCTGATATTGAAAAACTTCTCATTCGTTCAGTAACTGGTGGAATCAACCCGAAAGCACTAGCCCCACAACTAAAAAGGCTGATGACTGAACAAGGAAAGATGAATGCCACATACAACGCACAACGATTACTAGTAACAGAAACAACACGAGTTCAAACAGCTATTCAAGAAGAAAGCTATAAAAAAGCAGATATTGATAGCTATGAGTATATTGCTGAACCTTCAGCTTGCCCTATCTGTGGGTCATTGAATGGTAAAATTTTCAAGCTTAAAGATATGTCGCCTGGTATTAATGCGCCAAACATGCATCCGTTTTGTAGATGTAGCACGGCACCGCATTTTGATGATAAAGGGTTCTGGGATGATTTACTTGATAGAAAAGTAATCAGCCGAGACGAATATAAGCAAGCTTTTGACGATAGAGCGGAAGCCGACAAAGCGATTGAAGAATTGCGGAATAAAAGAAAAAACAACTAAGCGTTTGTCACTGACAGGCGCTTTTATTGTCCGTTTCCGAACGTTGTGGACACTAAATAAAACACGAGAAAATCAGACTCCCAAGTCTTTAAATGCGAGTAGGAGGAACCAGAAATGGAACAAACAGAACTTTTACCCCTTAATTTGCAACTGTTCGCAGAAGAAGCAGCTGATGAGACGTCTGAAGCTGGTTCAGAAACTGAAACAGAAACGAATGAAGAAGAGCAACAAGAACAATCAACTGACAATGACAAAATTGTCGAAAAACTTCAAAAACGAATCGGTAAAGAACAAGCTGAAAAAAATGAAACAAAAACACAGCTTGAACAAGCACTGGCTCGTATTGAAGAACTTGAAAATGGTGGCAAAAAATCAGTTAAAGAAAAATCTGACGAAGAAAAAGCTGCCGAAATTCAAAAAGCTAAAGACGATGAAATCGCAAGCCTTAAAGCACAAATCAAAATTTCAAATATCACCAGTCAAGCTGATGAAGTATTGAAAGAGAGTGGAATTGCTTTGAGTGCAGCGGAGTTAGGATTGTTAGTTGATGTTGATGAAGAAAAAACTTACAGCAATGTAAAAACTTTCCTCAATTTACTTGATAATCAACGCTCACAATGGGAAAAAGCACGAAACACAGGGACAACGCCTAAACGTGTTCCAGGTAACAATGATGTCGATGTTTTCAAACAAGCGGCAGCTAAATATTAATAATAGGAGATCTAAATTATGGCAATTAAATATTTCACAAAACAATACGCTGGTATGTTACCAGACCTTTTCGCAAAAAAATCAGCATTCTTACGTGCTTTTGGTGGCGTTCTTCAAGTAAAAGATGGTGTCACTGAAAATGATACTTTTATGGAACTCAAAGTAAGTGACACTGATGTAGTTATCCAGGCATATTCAACTGACTCAAATGTTGGTTTTGGAATTGGAACAGGTAATACTTCACGCTTTGGTCAACGTAAAGAAGTTAAGTCTGTAAACAAACAAGTGAGTTACGATGCGCCTTTAGCAATTAACGAAGGGATTGATGATTTCACAGTAAATGACATCAAAGATGCAGTTGTGGCAGAACGTTTAGCACTTCATGGAGTAGCTTGGGCCCAATATGTCGACGGATTACTTGGCAAACTTTTATCAGATAATGCCAGCGAAACATTGGACGTAACACTTGATGAAGTTTCAGTAACTAAATTGTTCTCTGATGCTCACAAGAAATTTGTAAACAACAATGTTTCTTCTGCAGTTCCTTGGGTTGCTTATGTTAATGCTGACGTCTATGACTTGCTTATTGACTCTAAACTTGCAACAACTGCTAAAAGTTCAAGCGCAAACGTGGATGAACAAACACTTTATAAATTTAAAGGATTCATTTTATCTGAACTTCCTGATGAAAAATTCCAAATGGATGAAGTAGCTTACTTTGCTGCTGATAATGTTGGTGTAGCTGGTGTCGGAATTCAAGTGACTCGTGCAATGGATTCAGAAGACTTTGCTGGAACAGCGCTTCAAGCCGCTGCAAAATATGGTAAATATTTGCCAGAGAAGAATAAAAAAGCAATTCTTAAAGGTAAACTAAAAAAATAATTGCCCCTACGAGCGTAACGTTAAATAAAACAACGTTGTCACTTGTGGTTGGGGCAAACGAAACATTGACAGCAACTGTTTCACCAGAAGATGCAGATGATAAAACAGTAACATTTACTTCAAGCGACCCTACAATTGCTACTGTCACACCTAAACAAGGAAATGTAGTAGGTAAAACAGCTGGAACAACAACAATTACTGGAACAACAGCTAATGGTTTGACTGTTACTTGTGAAGTTACCGTAACTTTTGCATAATAAGGAGAACCTTATGGCTATCACTGATGATTTAAAAAAGCTTTTGGGCGGTTCATCGGATGAGCGCTTGGAAGTAATCGAAAAACGCACTCGTGAACGTTTATTGCTTATTCTTGGTTCTGATATCAATGAAGTACCGCCAGAACTAGAATATGTTGTTTTGGACGTTTCCTTGAAGCGTTTTAATCGTATCGGACAAGAAGGCATGCAGTCCTATTCACAGGAAGGGCTAAGCATGACCTTTTCAGAATCTGATTTTGACGAGTATGCCGATGAGATTGAATCATGGCGAAAATCAAAAGAAGCTGAGGGCGATAAGAAGATTGGGAGGTTCAGATTGTATTGAGATATTTAGATGAAGTTACTTTTATAAAAGAATCGTCCGACTCACATTATGACCCCGATTTAGGCGAATGGGTTGAAAAAGAGCCTGCTAGAACTGTTTTTAGTGCAAATATCACTGATATTGGGACTGATAGAAGTGCAAAAGTTTTTGGAGATATTAAACAAGGGGCAAAAGTCATGCGAATGATGCCCCTTTTTACGATGCCAGAATATGATTACATTGAGTTTGATAATAAAAAGTGGGCTTTAACGACTTACCGCAATCCAAGTGAGCGAAACACTTTTATTTTGCAGGAGGTAAGCCAATGAAAATAACTGGGATTGATGCCTTGCAAAAGAAGTTGAGGGAAAATGCCACGCTTGATGATGTTAAGCATGTTGTTAAAAGTAATACCGCAAACATGAACAAGAATATGCAAAATCTTGCTCCTGTAGATACAGGTAATATGAAGCGTTCAATAACCAGTGAATTTACAGATGGAGGGCTTACAGGAACGACAGGGCCTCACACTGATTATGCTGGATATGTAGAGCACGGAACACGATTTCAAGCTGCACAGCCATTTGTTAAGCCAACTTTTGATGTTCAAAAGAAGGTATTCAAAAATGATTTAGAGAGGTTGACGAAATGATTAAAACTCGAGACCAATCTATTTTTGACGAATTGTTCAAACGAATACAAGTTTTGGGGTATACCATTTATGATTATAAGCAAATGAATGAAGTGGGCTATCCGTTTGTCGAATTGGAGAATACTCAAACCATTCATGAATCAAACAAAACAGATATTAAAGGAACGGTAAGTCTTTCATTATCTGTTTGGGGCTTACAGAAGAAGCGCAAAGAGGTGTCTGACATGGCAAGCAATATATTTAATCAAGCATTGAATATAAGTGCCACAGAGGGCTATTCTTGGGCTTTGAATCTACAAGCAAGCACCATTCAAATGCTGGACGATACAACAACAGATACACCGCTCAAAAGAGCGTTGATTAATTTAGAATTTAGACTAAGATAGGAGATTTAATATGGCAGAATTAACAGCCAAACAGGGTAAAGATATTATCTTGCTCTATCGTTTGCTTAGTAAAGCAACAGAAGAAGCGGCTTGGAAACTTGCTTTCCAAACAGAACACTCGAATGAAAAAACTCGAGATTACAACACTACAGCAACCAAAGATGGACCGGTTGGTGCTCTTGCGGAAGTTGAATATAGTTTATCTGCCACATCTATTGCAGCAAATGGTGACCCACATCTTGACGAAATGGACCAAGCGTTTGACGATGCAGCAATCCTTGAAGTTTGGGAAATTGATAAAGCTGAAAAAGGAACAGATACTGCAAACAATGGCAAGTACAAAGCTAAATATCTTCGTGCTTATCTTACAAGTTTCTCTTATGAACCTAATTCAGAAGATGCGCTGGAGCTAAGCTTGGAATTCGGAGTGTTTGGGAAACCTCAAAAAGGCTATGCCACACTTACTGATGAACAAGCGGATGTTGTTCAGTATGTCTTCAAAGATACAGTAAAAGAGACTACACCCTAATAACCCCGTAGTCGGTCAATCGACCGTAGGGGACGCTGAATTATAAACAACGAGTTAAAAGAGAGCTGAGTCTCTCTTTTATTTTTTTAAGGAGAAATAAAAATGGAATTAACAATTAATGACAAACAGTATGTTTTTATCTTCGGTTACCGATTCATTAAGGAGTTGAATAAAAAAAATGAAGTCACAGAGCGTGGGATGACTTTAAAAGCTGGCTTAGATAATGCTTTGATGAACTTCTTTAGTGGAGATATCGAAACACTTGTTGAGATGTTAAAAACTGCGAATGCAACAGAAAATCCCCGTGTCTCTGAGAAAGGGATAGTTGAATGGATTGAAGAAAATGGAGTTGATACGCTTTTTGATTTAGTACTCGAAGAGTTAAAAAAGTCGGAATTTACCAAGAAGAAAACGTTGAACTTCGAGAAAGAAGTCAACAAAAATCTACAGTAATAGATTTTGAAAAACTCTATGAACAAGTTCAGTTAAATTGTTTGCGTTATCTCGGAATTGTCAATCTAAGAGATATAGAGCGCATGACCATTTCGGAGTATGAATTAAGACTGAAAGCTTATAGACTAAAAAGACTTGATGAGCAAGAATTTATTTACCAACAAGCATGGGCAAATTGGCAAGTTCAATCAACTAAGCAACAAGGTAAGAAGCAAGTTCCAGTTTATTCAACCTTCAAGAAGTTTTTTGATAAGGAAAAATTTGAAAATGAAATTCTAGGGATCGAAACTTCGGACAGTACTTTTAAAAAGGACAATAAATTAATTGACCTCATGAAAAAAGCAAATAAGTAAGAAAGGAGGAAAAACATGGAATCTTATAGTGTAGAAGCGGTTCTGAGTGCTGTTGATAAAAATTTCACCTCAACCATGAATAAAGCAGATAGTTCAATGGGAGGATTAGATAAAAGATCACAAAATACAAATACTTCTATCCTGGATATTGCTAAAGGGGTTGGAGTTTTTAAACTTGTTGATTCTGCGGTAGGTTTGGTTAGAAATTCATTAGATGGCGCTATAAATCGATTTGATACTTTGAATAAGTATCCTGTTGTAATGCAGGCACTTGGTTATTCTGCTTCTGATGTTGATAAATCAATGGCAAAACTGAATAAAGGAATTGATGGCTTACCTACATCTCTTGATGAAATTGTATCCAATACTCAACAACTTGCTATATCTACAGGAAGCTTAACAAAAGGGACAGATACAGCTATTGCGTTAAACAATGCTTTTCTAGCTTCTGGTGCTTCTACTGCAGATGCAAGCCGAGGAATGCAACAATATGTTCAAATGTTATCTAAGGGAACTGTTGATATGCAATCGTGGCGCTCGATCCAAGAAACAATGCCCGTTGCAATGGATAAAGTTGCTAAGTCTTTTAAAGACCAAGGTGTAAATTCGGTTAGTGAGCTATATGATGCTTTACAAAGCGGGAAAATTACATTCGATGACTTTAATAATCGATTAATTAAATTGAATGGCGGTGTTGGAGGATTTGCGGACCTTGCTAAGAAAAATTCAGCAGGGATAAAAACCTCGTTCTCAAATGTAAAAACAGCAGTAGCGAAAGGTTTGGAGAATGTTTTATCTGCAATTGATAACGGAATGAAGAGCGCTGGTCTTGGTTCAATCGCTGAGAATTTTGACAAGCTAAAAATTGTAGTTAATCAAGTTTTTAGTGCAATTACAAAAGCTATTCCACCAGTTATTAGTGTAATTGCAACATTTATCAAATTGATAGGAAATATAATTAATGCACTAAAACCGTTCTTACCCGTATTATTGCCAATAATTACAACTTGGGGAGCATTCATGGTTCAGCTCAAAGGTGTTGGAGCAGTTGTAAAAACTTTTAATCAAGTTAAGTCTGCAATAACAGGAGTGATGAGTACAATAAAAATATTGTTCGCTATTATGGCTGCGAACCCAATTACTGTAATCATTGGCTTAATAGCTGCCTTGGTAGTTGGTTTTATTTATTTCTGGAACACAAGTGAGGACTTCCGCAATTTCTGGAAAGGTTTATGGGAAGGAATCAAAAAAGCAGTCGATACTGCAGTAAAAGGAATCCAGAGCGCTTGGAATGCTACGGTAAAATGGTTTTCTGATACATGGAACAATATCAAAAGCGGAGCGAAAGGGCTTTGGGATGGAACAATCCAAGGTGCCAAAGATGCCGTTGATAGTGTTAAAAACGCTTGGAACGGCATCAAGGAGTGGTTCTCTAATCTTTGGAAAGGTACAACAAGCGGTTTAGCTAGTGCTTGGGATAGTGTAACAACAACCCTTGCACCATTTGTTGAAACAATCAAATCAATATTCCAGCCAATTCTTGATTTCTTTAGCGGATTATGGGGGCAAGTTCAAACAATCTTTGGTTCAGCTTGGGAGATTATAAAAACGGTTGTTATGGGCCCAGTTTTGTTGCTCATTGATTTAATCACTGGAGACTTTAACCAATTCAAAGAAGATTTTGGAATGCTTTGGCAAACACTAGCAACAGCGATTCAAACAATAGTCCAAACTTTTGTGAATATCGTAGTTGGATTTTACAGTTCGTTTTTCCAAACTGTAGTTAATATCTGGACAACAATTGTAAACACAATCCAAAGTCTTTGGGGAGCTTTCACAACATGGGTCGTTAATATGGCTAAGTCTATTGTTGACGGAATTGTTAATGGTTGGAATTCATTCAAGCAAGGAACGATTGATTTATGGAATGCTACTATTCAATGGGTCAAGGATACATGGGCATCATTTAAGCAGTGGGTTATTGATTCTGCCAATGCTATTGTGAACGGAGTCAAACAAGGTTGGGAAAACTTGAAACAAGGAACAATTGACTTGTGGAATGGTATGGTCAACGGTCTCAAAGGAATTTGGGACGATTTGAAACAAGGCGTTGGCGATCTGATTGATAATGTTGTAAGTATCTTCAATACCTTGAAAAACATCAACTTGCTAGACATTGGTAAAGCCATTATTGATGGTTTTGTAAATGGCCTAAAAAGTGCCTGGGAAGCGGGTATGAAGTTTATTGGCGGAATTGGAGATTGGATCCGTGAACATAAAGGACCGATTCGAGTCGATAGGAAACTTCTTATCCCAGCAGGGAATGCTATTATGGGCGGTCTTAATAAAGGTCTCAATAATAGCTTTAAGACTGTTCAAAATAGTGTGCTTGGTATGAATGATTTCTTGGCCAATGCAATAAATGCTGGTGGTTCTGTAGATATCGGTGCAAACATTCGCAATGCGAACAATTCAATAGGGGGCACAATTGCTCATGAAGTGAATTTAAACAAAGGTAAGCAACCTGCGCAAATCAATATACGTCTTGGGAAACAAGAGTTCAAGGCTTTTGTGGAGGATATTAACCAAGTTCAAGGCTGGGAAATAGCCAAAAATAATCTATACTAGGAGGAAAAATGTATAAATTTAGGGATACAACCAAAAGGAAACATCAATCTGAACATATCTTTATTCCAACTAGTGCCATGATTTATAAAGGGACATTTATAGAACGTCTTATTGAAGGTTATCAGACACTTTCAGTTGAAGGCAGAGAAATGTACTCCTTAAATCATGAAATTCAAGAACTACAGTATGGAGGAATTATCACGAACACAAAACTTCCTCCTCGTGTTCTAACCATCAAATATAAACTAGAGGACAAAGACTCGGAAAGCTTACAAAATAAGTTTGATGAGTTGATGGCCTTTTTGTTTTCTGAAGAAGATGTGCTGATACAGTTCAATGATGATTTAGAGTATTTCTTCAAAGGACGTTATCAAGCTGCAGAACCAGTACCAGGCGATACAAATTCAATTATTTCTACTTTTACAGTAATCTGTGGTGATCCATATAAGTATGGCAGGGAACAAGTTTCTACAGGAAAAATTCTTGGAAGTCTTCCTTATCCTGTAAAGCCTGAGAGCATGAAAGTCATCATGAACACAGGTTTTTTGGATATTACAGATGGTAAGTATCATTTGAAAGCTTCTAATATTAAAAAAGGAGATGTTCTCTTCTTTGATTTTAGAACAGGAGATATTTGGGTTAATGGAAATTTAGCTCCTGATGTTTTAAATCTAGATTCTGACTTCAAAAATATTCGTTTGAGAACAGGTTCAAACTTTTCAGATGGAAATTATGACATAGAAATAAAGTATAGAAAGGCGGTGCTGTAGTGGCAAACGTTCTTTTTTTGGATAAATTTCAAAAAGTAATGAAGAGTTTTGACTCTGCAGAGCTTACGGAATGTATTCAAACAAGGGAAATTACAACAAATGCTTCTGAGTTAATGAACGATAGTCTTTCTCTATCTTTAGCTTATGAAGCGTTATTAGAAGAAGCAAGTTACATTGCTTTGAATGACTCAGGAGAAAAGCAATTCACGCTTTATCGTATTTTGAAAAGTAGTGATGAAGAAAATATTTTGAGCTTTGAAAATATCAACTTTGCGGTTGATGAATTAGATAACTTTATTATTAAGGATGTCCGTCCAAATAATAAAGAACTGCCTCAGGTTATTAATCAGCTTCTTAATGATTCTGGCTGTGACTGGAAACTTGGTGTGTGTGAAGTAAATAAAAATATTACAAGTAATTTTTATTATTCTTCCATGCGTGAAGCCCTAAAAGCGCTCCAAGAAGTTGGCTGTGAATTTACTTTTGCAGTAGAAATAACAGGAAATACGATCACAAGGAAAGTTATCAATTGTTATAACAAAATTGGTAAAGTCACAAACAAACGTTTTGAGTATGGCGAAGATGTTTTAAAAATTGTCCGTGAAAAAGACAGAACAAATATTGTGACTGCCATCATTGGACGTGGGAAAGGCGAAGAAGTAGGGGATGGATATGGCCGCAGATTAGAGTTTACAAATGTCGAGTGGAAGAAGTCAAACGGCAAACCACTTGATAAACCCAAAGGACAAAATTATCTGGAATATCCTGAAATGACTGCAGAGTATGGCATTCCTTCAAATGGGAAAATGTTACCACGAAAAACTGTGGTTGTTTTTGAAGATATTGAAGATGAGAATGAGCTGCTACAAAAGACATACGAAACTCTTGAGTACTATAGTCGTCCTTTGGTCCAGTTTAGTACAGAAGTTTTAGGCGCAGATGCTATTGGTAATACTGTGACGATTCACAGAGGAGACCGAGGGTATCATTATCAGACCAGAGTATTTAAAGTAGTTACGAATTATGTGACTGGCCAAGTACAAGCAGGACTTGGAGATAATTTGAGCGGGTCTTCGATAAATAGGCAAGTTTCAAATGTGCAGAATAATATCTCTGATTTAAACCAAAATAAAATGGACTTCTATGAGTCCACTGAAATCGGGAAGTATCAAGATGATATTATGCGAGGTGCTGGAGCAGATGGTGGTTCTATCTACCTTGTAAACGGAAAAGAAGCCGGAGTTTCAAATTCTCGTGCACCGTACGAACAAGTTTTCATGGACGGTCCAAAGATTTATGCGTCTCAGTATTTTATGATTCAAAATAATCGAGGAATTTCTTTTAAACAATGTAACAAGGGACAATGGAAAACTATTCAAGACGTGCACAATGGTGCAAGCCGAACAGCTTGGACTTTAGATGGTAAGTTTAATGCGGATTTTATTAAAGCAGGCATACTTGCAGGTATTCTTGTTCAAGGTAGTGTGATCAAAACAGCAGATAAAAACGATAAATATCAGGTTGTCTTAGATGGCGGGAGACTTTCTTTTGAAGAATTTAAAGATGCTACAGGTCCTGATGATGCACACGGGAAGACACTCAGTGAATTTTTCGTTTCTTATGATGCAGAAAGTAATAAAGTTAATGGAACTGCCATTGTCCAAAAACCTGGATACATCTTTTCAATCAATTCAGGTAAAGCAAACGGGAATTCACAAGCTGTTATTCAAATCCCTGAAGACTCAACTGGAGATAACAAAAAGTTAAAACTATTTGGAGATGTTTACGTTGAAGGACGATTATTCATCAATAAACAACAAGTCATACCTGGCTCTGGAGGTTCTGGAGGTGGATACCTTCCAGGAGGATTCCCACCAGAAATTGTTACAGATCAAGAAAAGAATGCTTGGATAGTTTGGCAGTTCTTGAAATCAAAAGGCTATACTGAACAAGCTGCCGCAGGTATTCTCGGGAATATGGAGCAAGAGTCTGGTGTGATGCCAGATACAGACCAAGTTGGCGGTCCTGCTTATGGTTTGGTACAGTGGGATGGCTCCGCTTATCCTCTGGTTCCTCCTGCTACATGGAATGGACGTGAATATGTTCAAAACTTACTTCGTGCTGCAGGTATTTCTGGAGATTATCGCATTGCTAAAACACAATCTCAACTCTTAGAATGGTGTATGTTTAATGGACAATATATTAAATCAAGTGCATACCCTTATTCGGTTGCTCAATTTAAAGGATTGACTGATATTTCCATAGCCACAACGGCTTTTGAAGCGAACTTTGAACGCCCGGCAGTGACTCATCCAGAGCGTGTTCAGCTTGCGATTAAATGGTATAACAAGCTTCACGGCTTAAAACCACCGACACCACCAGATCCAGGGGGCAGCTTAAAAGAACGATTGGATAAATTCTACAATACCTATAAAGAGCGTTATGTTCAAAATGGTCAATGTGTGGGCCTTACCACAGCTTGGATGTGTGAGCTTACAGGCAACAAATATGGCATGACGCCGTGGACTTCTCAATCTACTAATCCAGATGGTTCTCCGACTTCTGGAAATCCACACTGGAATTATGAAATTAATATCGGTGATGGTATTTCGGCTGCGACAATTGGTACATTTGCACCGCCTCCAGGTTGGACAAAAATTATCCCTCAGAGTGCAGAAGATTGCAAAGCGGGGGATATTTTTTATGTCGGAACAGACAGTGGAATATCTACAGGACATACTGGAATCGTCTTTGAAGATGGGAAAAATGGGAGAGTTCCTACACTAGATCAGAACTTTCTTAATTCTCCTGTGAGGTGGTTTGATGGTGGTCCAAGTAGTTCATGGGGGCTTTATAACTGGTTCTGTATTTGGAGAAAGAACACATAAGGAAAGGAGAAACAATTGAAAAAATGGAATGTCACACTTTCCACAACGGAGCCTGATAACTATGTAGGGATCATCAATGTCCGTCAAGGGAATGTCAATAGTGAAGTGATGGAAGCACAAATTGTGCAAAATGGTTTACCTTTAGATCTCACAGACTGTACGGCAACTTTTCAAGCATTTCTAGGTGGAGAACATGTTGTGGAGCGTTCTTGTAAAATTATTGATTACAAGAAAGGAATTGTGCAATATACTTTTGATGAATATACTATGCAATCCCTTCACAAACAACGGGCAAATATTGCTTTTTATAAAGGTGAGGAAGAGATTGCGACCACGCAAGATTTTACTTATTTTGTCATCCATGCTGTATCTAAAACACCTGGAGAGATGGGCTCTTATTGGCAAACTGCAGAAGACCTTCTCAATGACATGAAAGACTACCTCAATGCAGGAAAAGGAGATTTTGAGAATTGGTTTGATTCGGTAAAAGATATTTTAGAGTCTATTGATCCAGGTGGAGTTTTACTCGGTAAAGTTGTTGCTTTTGAAAAGCTCATTAGTGAAAGGGTGCCAAACGGTGCATGGTTCTTCATTGAGCATGATTCAGAGTATCAACCAGAAGTTAAGGTTACTTCTTATAAAAACCCAATAGGCACTGAAGAAGGTGGACTTGATACAGGTCCTTCTTTTGGTGGAGAAACTATTTCAGTTGTTCCTACATTTATTGGTTATGATCGAATGAAAATTAAAATTGATATTCCGAGTTCATTTGCTTTAGCAGGGGAAGTTGTTATTGAGGGGAATACTTTACTTATCATTGATGGTGAGAACGTCCTTAATTTTACTCTGGAAGGAGCAACTATTACTAATGGTGGAGTTACAAATAAAATATAAAGAATAGGAGAAAAAATGGCAAAACTTAAGAAAATCTATCGAGGGATGCAAAATGGTGCAGAGACGATTAATGAAAACTTTGAAGCTTTGACAAGGGACACAGGATGGAAAGATATAGAAGTGATGAATGGTTTTAAGTCAGGAACCTTCCCAGCGCAATATCGTATTTTAAATGGTTGCCTTTACTTGAGAGGACGTATAATTACAGTCACTACTACTTCAGGAACAGGCGTTCAGTTTGGAAAAATTCCAGTTTCTATTAGTCAACAACATGAATGGCTTGGAGGGATAATTGGTTCTACTACTACGGTGCGTATGAGTCTTTCCACTAGTGGGACTCTCACTCTGACACCTATAGGAGATATGGGGAATGCCTTTCAGATAGTAGGGTTTGATACTAGTTTTCTAGTAGATTAGAAAGGGAAAGAAATATTGGAAGAAAAAGCATGGCAAGAGGTCCTTGAACGCTTGGCCAGAATTGAAACGAAACTTGACAATTATGAATTGTTGAGAGAAAAAGCGGATAAAGCTTACTCAGTGGCTTTGCATAATGAAGAGGCAATTAAAGAAATCAAATCGAATAACAAATGGGCTTGGGGCTATATGATTGCTCTAGGTCTTGGAGTAGTGAGTTATTTTTTAACAAAAGGAATCGGAGGATAACCTGTGAATAAAATTAATTGGGAAGTACGAATTAAAAGTAAAACGTTTTGGCTGGCAGCTGTGCCGGCTTTTCTTTTACTCGCACAAACTATTGGAGCCCCATTTGGTTATAAATGGGATTTTGTAGTTTTGAACCAACAACTGGCAGCAATTATCAATGCGGCATTTGGTTTGTTGGCAATTATTGGTGTTGTGGTTGATCCCACGACTGCGGGAATTAAAGACAGTCAACGAGTAATGGAAAAATCGGAGGACAACAAATGAAAAAAATTATTAAAGCTGCTACAATTGTCGTTCTATCTCTGACAAGTTTTGGAGCAACAAGCCAAGCATTTGCGGCAGTAGGTGACCAAGGGGTGGACTGGTCTGTTTATAACGGCTACCAAGGAAACTTTGGTTATGCCAATGACAAGTTCTCAATTGCTCAGATTGGGGGAACCTATGGCGGGGCTTACGTGGACCAGTTGACTTATAATAGTCAAGTTAAAAATACACTTGCACAAGGAAAACGTGCGCACAGTTATATTTATTATGAAGTTGGTAATTCTATTCCAATTGCGAAGGGGGCGCTTGATCGTTACTTGCCACAAATTGCTACACCTAAAGGATCTATTGTAGCCTTGGATTATGAGAGTGGTGCTGCAGCATCCCTTCTGACAGGGTATGATAGTAATGGTAAACCAATTTATGCAAGTACTCCTTGGGAAATTCAAACAAATACGGATGCTATTCTTTACGGAATGCGCCGTGTGAAAGAAGCAGGATATACACCAATGTATTACAGCTACAAACCTTATACATTAGCCCACGTTGATTACAAGCGAATTATCAAAGAATTCCCTAAATCACTTTGGATTGCGGAATATCCAAACTATGAAGTAACTCCAACACCAAACTGGAATTTCTTCCCAAGTATGGATGATATTGGCATTTTCCAATTTACCTCAACTTATGTTGCAGGTGGATTGGATGGTAATATTGACCTTACAGGTATCACGGATAATGGATATGATGGAAAAGTTCCTGATCCAGCACCAGTACCAACACCAACTCCAACACCAAGTCCAAGCAATAAAACTCACATTGTACAATATGGCGACACATTGAGCAGTATTGCTTACAATTGGGGTACAAGCTGGCAAGAATTGGCACGTCAGAACGCTTTGAGTAATCCTAACCTTATTTACGCAGGACAAGCAATCAGCTACTCAGGTGGCTCAAATGCGGCAACAGGCGGAACTTATACTGTACAATACGGAGACAATCTCTCAGTTATTGCACAACGTTTAGGCACAACTGTGCAGCATCTTGTTTCAAGTAACGGTATTCAAAACCCTAACTTGATTTATGCAGGTCAAACACTTAATTATTAATATAAAAAAATGCTCGGTCCATTGGCCGGGCTTTTTTTGTTATAATAAATATAAAATTTATTAATAAGGTGAAAGTTTTGGAGAAATTAATTATACAGTATTTAAATTTGCCACTTGAGAGTCAAGTTTCGTTAGGATCACTAATAGTTTCTGGTGCCTCATTACTAGGTGGGGCCGTTGCCTATATTATAAAATCGATTAAAGAATATAATAATAAAGTCGAAGAAATTCGTCCTAATGTTTTTATATCTTATGAAAGGCAAAGGAAATATACGATTCTTCAAGAAAAGCTGGTTTTGAAAAATTACGGAAAAACAGCAGCATGGATAAAAAAAATACGAATAAATCCTCCCTTTGAACATAATGGTGATGATGATTTCAAAGCGAATAATTTTACTGAAATTAAAGATTTTCCTCTAGCCCCAGGCCAAGAAATAAGTGGTATTATTGGAGTTTTTGGAGCTAATGATGAATTGTTTAAGAAAACTAAAAGAAGCTATTATATAGAATATAAAGCTGAAGGAAATAAAAGGATATATATAACTGAGTATACTGTTGATGAAGAGGGGTATCCAGCTTTAGTACGTACAGATGAAAGCGAAGACGTTATGAAAATAAAGAATGCTTTGTTGGATATAAAGTCATCGATAGATGATTTAGGTAAGAAAAAAAAGAAGAAAACAACCCTTCTTTAATTCAATAGATATAAGTTAAAGTTCCTATTGGTATAGGAGAAATAGAATTATATAAAAAGAGCTTTACTAGCTCTTTTTTTCTTTATTACCACTCCTCATCATAAAATTCTTGGTATCTTTTATATATTAAAATATAACCCCCATAGTCCTCATGGTTAGGAGGTTTTTTGTTATTCAGTAACAAATTAGTCAGTATTAGTCAAGAAAATAAATGATTAAAATACCATTAGAGATTGTTTTTAAGTCATATAGTTGATATAATAAGGAGAAAATGACTATAATTGGAGTAGGATATGGATGATAGTTGCAAAGTAATATCAGTTATTAACATGAAGGGTGGAGTCGGCAAAACCACATTAACTAAAGAATTAGGCTATTTTATGGCTGACAGAAAAGAAAAAAAGATACTATTTATTGATTTAGATCCACAATCAAATCTAACACAATCGTTCTTTTTGAATTTTGGTCTTAGACATTCAGAAGATTTGAATGACCAAGTTAATGATACGAAGATAACAGAAGCTTCAATACAAAATCTATTTGACGCATCGGTCATAAAGGACTTAAGCTTAGATAAAGTGATTGAATCATTTAAAACTGATCGTGGTGGTTTTTTTGACTTAATCCCAGGGACACTATCTACTATTTTTCTAGAACGGTCATCCAATGCTTCAAATATGGAGAAATCTATTTATAATTTTATTGAAATGCATAACTTAAGAGAGAAGTATGACTATATCTTTATTGATTGCCCACCAACATACTCAGTTTATACGGTTGCAGCACTTCTACCGAGTGATTTTTATTTTGTTCCTGTTGAGCCGGGGATTTATTCTGTTTTAGGAATACAAATGTTAGAAAAAGTCGTTGCAGCTATAAAGGAACCTAACGCTGTCTTTTTTAAAGATAAACCACTTAAAAATTTAGGAGTTGTCTTTACACGATATAAAGAAGAATCTAGTTATTTAGTCGAAATGATAATTGAAACTAAGAAACTGCAAGAAATGGAAATTTATTTTTTTAATGAACACTTTTTAAATTCCAAAAAGTTAATTGACCGCCCTGATTACTTTATTAGTGCTCATGATGATGCGAGGTTGACTGATAGTTTAGAAAATATTTTTACTGAAATGGAGGAAAGAATCAGTGGATTATAAAGAAAAAATATCTAAAATAGATTATGAACTCTATCAGGAAAGTAATGATAAGTTGAAAAGTCAATTATATGGTTATTTTACAACTCTTATATTATCAAAAATTTATGCTCCGATGAATAGTGATTTGGAAGACATTATGAAAGAATTTAAATTAAACTTCTTGCCATATGTCTATAAAAGTAGAACTATTTTACTTTCTAGAGTAATAAGGATAATTGAGAAAAAAAATGAACAAGAGTTGGCTTCAATGCTTGATGGTTTGAAAGAGTATCTTAACAATATAGATTTAAAAGATAGTACTTCAAAGAAAAAGAATAAGCAAACTGACAAGAAAAAGCGAAAGAAAAAGAATATATTTGATGATATTTTTAATCAATTAGGTTAGTTTATGAAGACAAAAATAAATGATGAGTACAAAAATTACAAGGAATACATAAATTATTATTTCCCTAAACTTGAATTTAATGGCATGATTTCTGATGAAAAAGTTAAAGAAGAGTTTGAAAAAGTAGTTGTGTTATCTAAAATATGCCATTATTTATCTGATGATGAAAAAATAAAAAGTTATACTAGCATCATTGAATATAATGTAAATAACATATTATATTTCATGCCTATGAATGAGAACCTTTCAATTAACACTTCCATAAGAAATAGTGCAGAATATATTTTAAAATTAATTTTTTATTTTCAAAATACTTCCGAAAATTTTCTTGAAACTCGCTACAGAACATTGAAAGATAATAGAAACTCGTTAAGAATTTATAATACTCATAAAGATAAAATAGATAATATGTTTGATATATATGCAAGGAGATCAAATGTAATTCATTTGA